AATGGAGGCCAAGGCGGTTTCGGTGATTATTCTGGTGGCGGCTATGGTGGGTCTGCCGGTGATGCTAAAGGTAGTAGCGGCTATGGTGGCGCGGGTACGGCCGGAGGGTTCTGTAGCCGCGCTACACGTGGCGGTTCCGGCGGTGGAACTGGTGGCTATGGCCTCTATGGAGGTGGTGGCGCTAATGGCTCTGGTGTTAGTGGCTCTGGCGGCGGCGTCGGACTACTTGGAGGCCAAGGCGGAGGGGGCTTTGGGGGCTTGACTTCAGTCAACGGGTCTGGGGATGGTGGAGGCGGTTCCGGTGGGGCGTCTTCAGTCGCCCCTAGTTCGGGTACAGGGGGGGCCGGAGCACTTGCTGGCGGCGGTGGCGGTGGCGGTGGAGCAAATGGCGCATCCGGGGTTGCTGGTGGGGTAGCTGCTGCTGGTCGCGTCCGTATCATCTGGCCCGGTAACACACGTTCATTCCCATCAACTAACGTGGACTAAAACAATGAACCTATATATCGAAACTGAAAACGGCGTAACCAAGAACCATCCTGCTTTTGAGGACAACCTCATGCAAGCGTTTGGGAAAATCCCGGCTCAATGGGAACCTTTCACCCGCATTGAGCAACCCCAGCTAACTGAAACACAATTATTTGAAGACCCAAGACGTACCTACGAAAAAGTTAATGGCGTTTGGGCTGATGTTTTTCACATCCGTGAAATGACTGCCGAAGAAAAAGAAGCCGCAAGGCAAGCAAATATTAAAACGATTCAGGATTCTTGGGCAAACCGGGAACAAGCTGAAAACTGGGCTGCTTGGACTTTTGATGAAAAGACTATTAAATACGTGCCACCAATTCCACGCCCAGAGCCAATTGAAGGTGTGTTGGTAATGTGGTGTGGCGCAGAAAGCAATTGGAAGGTAACTCCAGACCGTCCTTCTGACTCTGGGCAATATAAGTTTGATTTTTTTGCTTGGCAATGGGTTGCGGTTGTAAACTGAACGCTCATCAACCAAGGAAAAAACCATGTCTAAAACTGTAATCAAGAAGTCGGAAGAAAAAGTGTGTAAAGCTGCTGAGTCAGTGGCTGAAGTCGTGCTGCAAACGCAGCTTCAAGTCGCCTTTCACTTTCCATGCCCAATCTATTTGATTGAGCGCCCTGACTTTTTGGCTACTGTAAACACAGTGTCTGAAGAAGCCTTGGACGTTGCGCGTAAAGAGCGTGACCTGAACGAAATCTACCCGGTACACATGACAGGCAATTACTTTGCTGACCCCCGCATGGAGAAGTTCTCTGAGTTTGTAGGCGCTACGGCGTGGAACATCCTCAACGAGCAGGGCTACGCCATGCAGGACAAAGCAGTGTCTTTCACTGAGATGTGGACACAAGAGCACCACAAGCACTCGGCAATGGATCAACACGTTCACGGCTACGGCTCACAGATTGTGGGCTTCTACTTCTTGGAAACCCCAGAAGGCGGCTCCAACGTGGTGTTCCATGACCCCCGTGCTGCCAAGGTGCAGATTGATTTGCCTGAGCAAGATATGGGTAGGGCCACTGCTGCCAGCAAAATGATTAACTTCACGCCCAAACCCGGCATGATGATTTTCGCTAACTCATGGTTGGCCCACTCGTTTACACGCCATGCAGCGGAGTTGCCTATCAAGTTTGTTCACTTCAACTTAGCAGTGATTCAAGCCCCTGTTGCGCCAAACGTAGCCCCTGCTGAAGTAATATGAGCGTCTACCAGATTAGGTTCAACAAAACCCGTGGACAAGACGGGCGAGGAACGATGGATCATGTCTGGCGTGTCTTTGAAGATGGCAAGGAGTATCTGTTTAAGAACCTGAACATCACCGTGCCAGTCACAAGCGAAAAAGATGCCAACGGCGTGGACTACAACATAGTCTGCACAGGCGCGTTAACTATTGACCGCGATACGTCAACTGCAAATATTGGAAACTAAATGAGCACGAAATACCCCGGCGGCTACATCACGAAAAACTACGTTGCCCCTACGCCTGCCGCAGCGCCGGGTGTGTGGACGCTTGACCAACAGTTGCAAGCTCAGAAGACAGGCACATGGCCTCTTGTTCAGTACAACTACATCGAGGATGTGTTCTCCACTTGGTTGTACACTCCCGCTGTCAGTAATGATCCAATAACCATTTCTAATGGAATTGACTTAGCTGGCAAAGGCGGGATGGTTTGGTTTAAAAATAGAAGCGTAAGCCAAAGCCATTCTTTAGTGGACACCGTACGAGGTGGCACTAATCTATTAACTCCCAACGACACTTTTGCGGCATATACAGCCAGCATTATCACGGCATTTAATTCAACCGGGTTTACAACAGGAACATCAACATTCGTAACTAAAGCGCCGGACAACTACGCCTCATGGACATTCCGCAAGCAGCCTAAGTTCTTTGATGTGGTGACTTATACGGGGTCTGGTGCTGGAACGCAAACTATTGCACATAACCTTGGTTCTGTACCGGGCTGCATTATTACTAAATTAGTTTCAGGTGGTGATACTAGCGGAGTTGGCGGGTGGGGCGTATATCACAGGTCAACCGGGGCGAGTCAGGTGTTAGAGCTTAACTCAACCGCCGCTGCTGCAACGGATAATTGGTACACCACAACTCCAACGGCAACTAACTTCTATGTGTTTGGGAATGACCCGCATTCAAACCGTGCGGGTGGCACATACATAGCCTACCTATTCGCCCATGACGCAGGAGGCTTTGGCCTGACGGGTACGGACAATGTGATTTCGTGTGGGTCTTATACGGGCAATGGTTCTGCTACTGGGCCAGTAGTAACTCTAGGATACGAGCCTCAATGGTTGATGGTTAAAGCATCTTCAATAGCAGGGAATTGGTTTATTTTTGACAATATGCGTGGAATGGCGGTTGGTGGAGTAGATGCAAATTTAAAACCCAATTCTAGCGTTGCTGAAGCAAATGAAAGTTACGTAGACCCTACTGCAACAGGTTTTAATTTAACTAGTGCCTCTAGCGCAGTAAACAGTTCTGCTGAAACCTACATCTACATAGCCATACGCCGTGGCCCGATGAAAGTGCCTACTGATGGGACTAAGGTGTTCTATCCATTGGCAAGAACAGGAAATAACACAACTACAACAATTACTGGTTTTGGGTTTCCTCCTGACTTAGCATGGACAAATCGTAGAGATGGGGCAGAAGGGTTTACGTCAGATAAATTGCGCGGCCCAACTAAATATTTGACATCGCAAACAACAGCCGTCGAGGGGACTTACTCCTCTGGGTTAATTACTCTTAATCAAGATGGTGTAACTATTGGGACAAGTAATGAGTGGAATGCCGGAACGCCTATTGCAAACTGGTTCTTCAGACGCGCCCCCGGCTTCTTTGATGAAGTTTGCTATACGGGAACGGGGGTTGATAGAACTGTAAACCATAACCTAGCGGCAGTGCCTGAGTTGATGATTGTAAAAAAAAGAAGCTCTACATCTTCCCTTGGATGGATGGTCTATGCTGCACCTATAGTAAACGCAGAAATAAATTACTTGGTATTAAATTTACCCAATATTGTCGATTCGTCTTCTACTGTATGGAACTCAACAGCGCCAACGAGTACTGTTTTTTCTTTAGGGGTATCAACTAACGCAAATGATAGTGCTGAAACTTATGTAGCCTACCTTTTCGCAACCTGCCCCGGTGTCAGCAAGGTAGGAAGCTACACAGGCACAGGAGCCACCCAAACGATTGCTTGTGGATTCGCTGCTGGAGCGAGGTTTGTCTTAATTAAACGTGTGAATGGGGCGATTGGTAACTGGTATGTCTGGGACACAGCACGGGGCATGGTTGCCGGGACTGACCCAAGCCTGCAACTGAACACCACCGCTGCCGAATCCAACGCAAACTGGGTTTACACAGCCACTACAGGCTTTCAAATAGTAACTAGCGATGCCAGCGTGAATGCTTCCGGTGGCAGCTACATCTTCTTGGCAATCGCATAAGGAAACATCATGCAAATCAGAAACAGAGAAACAGGTCAAATCATGTACGGTGAGGAGTTCAGCCGCACCATCTGCACCTTCCCCATCACGCCTGAGCTTCTGGCACAGTGGGGCTTTGACCCCGTACTTGAAGGGCCACAAGCCACTACCACACCACCGTACCAGTACAGCCAAGCCGCAGGGGTGGAGCAGATTGACGGGCAGTGGTACACCAAGTACATCGCTGGCCCCGTATTCACAGACCGCGCTGCAACTGAGACAGAGGTTGCTCAGACCGCTGCTGAACAAGAAGCTGCTTACAAGGCCATGAAGGATGCTGAACAGGCTACTTCAGTTCGTGCCTCGCGTAAGACAAAGCTGGCTGA